TGAGTTATAAAATCTGAGTGTAAATCCTGTAGTGGAACTGCTAGTAATCGCATAGTAATCACCTGTAGCCATATCGTTAGCTGTAATCGCTATCTGTGGTGTAGCTAAGAAAGGCGTGTCATACGTAAACGCTGTACCGCCTGTAGCTGTTGTGCCTGTCTCTGACTCAAATCTAAAATAAACCTCTGCTTTGGCTATTAACTGCGATACATTAATTTGGTGCGTAGTATCACCAGTAGTACATTCCAGTTTAAATTTATGACCTCTGCCGTAGTAATTACCGATTGTAAATTCTTGATAAGCTGACCAAGTTGCACCACCACTTGCAGGATCATCATTGGTAGAAGCAATAAACAAAGTAGCGTTAACATCATCAAATGTATTGGCATCTATAGCATCCCAAGTATCTATATTGCCTGCTCTGTTATCCCATATATCTGACGTAGCTACTGTAGTAAAAGTTATATTGCCTGTTAATGTGGCAGACATAACGCGCGTTAGATCTATCTTGTTCGCAAACTCGTAAGATCCTGACGTATCAACACCACCAATGGCATCAAATAAACCCCAGGTATCAATATTTTCTGTCTTACTATCTATAAGCGTATCAGCTTCAAATTTAAGTACGCCGCTATCAGCATCAACCACCATATTTGTTTTAGTGCCTGCAAAGGTTGTATCTGTAATCGTCTGCTGTGTTCTTTTTTCTTGTATTGAAGGCGTAACAGTATTGACAATACTAGTAGCACTTACTGATTTATTACCTGTTGAATCAACCGCTTTTATTAAATAAGTACCTACCAATAATGGCATTGAAGCTGCATTAGAAGATCCTGGTACGTCAGATCCTATTTTTATAGACGTACCCCAAGTTGCTCCGCTTGTTGCCACGCTGTGTCTAATTTCAAATGTACCACCAACTTTAACATCTAGATCTGTAGTAGGTGTCCAGGACAAATTAGCTTGTGTGCTTTCTGCCCTTAGATAAAAATTTGTTACGTCAGCAGGTGCGGCACTAAGTCCTGTTATCTCTGCTGTAGTAGTTGCATACGGTGATTTGATGCCTGCATCATTTACAGCACGTACTCTGAAATCATAATTGCCAGGTGCAATATCAAAGAATTCAAAGAAAGTACCAGTTGCAGATCCTAAACGCTCAAAGTTTGTTGTTTCAGAAGTTAGCTTATATTCAACTTCATAGCTTTCTATATATATTCCAAGTGCTTCCCATTCTGCGTTGCTTTGTGCAACCCAAGACAAAACCGCTTTTGCTTTAACACCTGAACCTGCTGTAGTGGATATAAGTGATTCAACTACGCCAGTAATACCAGGAGCATTAACGGCAGGCAATACAGATGTGCCTAATACGTTAATTGACGTAGAAACATAATTAGATTTAAAGCCTGCTGTATTAACAGTTCTTATTGCAAATTGATACACACTAGGATCTAGATTATCTATTGTAAATTGTGTGCCAGATACGGTGCCTGCTTGAATGTAGGTTTTACCTGTAGCACCTTGCACGTATGCCACTTCGTAATGTCTTATGTAAGGCGTAGTAGGTGCCGCCCAATTTAGCGTAATTCTGTTTGTAACTTTTGGATCATTAAACAGCAATGTTTCAGTTGCAGTTGGATTGATTGGTTTAGTTACTGTACTTAAAGCAGGTAGATTGGTATTTGGAGCTGTATCAAATGTTTTTGCTGTGCCTACTGTATAAACGTCTGCATCGTATTCCCTCGCTATGATAGAAATTTCATCATTAGCTTCTATACCTATTTGTATAACTCTAAACAGTTTGCCTGCGCCGCTATTTAAGCTTGACCAACCAGGCGCATCTAATTTTATATATATGACATCGCCTACTTCTGCCAATAAGCCTTCTTGTAATGTTCTAAAATCAATAATGATGCCTTGTCTGCTTTGTTTTAAAACTTGTTCTGCAATCATTTGTGCCTGGTAATAATCAGCAGTGAAGGGCAGTTCTATTTTGCGCTCTAATAATAGATTATTGTCTTGTGTCTTGTAGGTACCGCTTTCTGAATATACAAAATCTGCTTGCCATTCGTTCTCTGGATTAAAAAAGTTTGCTTGTACTCTGTTAGCTAAACTTTGTTTACCAGGTAACGTAATATTAAAATTAGGCATAATAGTTGATTCATCAAAAGTTAATGATGCGGTTTCAGCTTTATCTATAATCAATTTGTAAAACCCACCACTAAACACAAGCATACCCCTACAAGATGTCAGCAACTTGTTAAGTATGTTCATACTTGATTCACCAACAGAAACAACACCATTCATTGTAAATCGTTTCTGTGTGACGGTTGTACCATCGTCTTTTGTAATAGTAATTAACTCATCACAATAATTAGCCGCCGCTTCAAAGGATGACGTGCTTATTTGGCTTCCAGATATACCCTTACCGTAAGTAGAATTAGTTAAATAATCTTTTATGCAAAGGGCAGGATTGTTACTGTATCTGTCTATAGAAAATGCAGTGCCAGAATAATTAGCCCTAGTGTCTTCTACTACTTTTCCTAATATATCTGCATTTATAGTAGGAACACCAGATCCCCAAACATCAGAATCAGCTTCTAGCCTAAGATAAAGATAAGCAACACCACTTAATTTGTATGAAGAATCCCACACAAACGGTTTACCAGGAGAATTAGCAGTACCTACAAGTTCTTGATCTGCGGCTTGATTCGCTTCACCTCTATGCACGCTTACATGTGCCTTGCCTTGAAATCTTTCATCCATTTGTGGCCAGATTTCTACGTTATTGGCATATACTTTTTTTACAGCTCCTATTGGCCCTTCACAAAGGGCAATGACCATATTTAGATATTCATTAGGCATCTGCCCATCTGGGTAATCATCGCTTACATCAACATAGCCAGGAGAAGCAGACACAAACACTTGTACGCCACCCACACGCCTTGCTCCATAGATAACAGGTAAGGGTGCAGAACTGGATCTGCTGTTGCTTAAAACTGTTGCGCCTTGCTGTGCTAGTCCTATTCTTGGTATCTCATACAAACCTTGTATAGCACCGCCAACCGCATTAAAAAATGCACCTGCCGCTACATAACCCAGTACCTGACCTGCTATGTAATTACCAGTTGCATAAGAAAATAATAAAGTAAAAAACTCAATCGTTCCTTTTACAAAAGCTACTGCCTGCCCCATTAATTAACCCTCAATGCCCAATTAAAAAAATCAAACCCATCAATTCTTGTTATAGATGTTTTACCGTCTTCAATCACAGATAATATTTTAGATCCCAAACAAATATGTCCCATCTCAAAACCTTTGCTGTGCACAATCAATATATCGCCAGTCCTGGCTAACTTTGACGGTAATCTAGTGGCACCTAGTTCTTCCACTATGCCATCTGTAAATGTGTATTTTTGTTTTTTATTAAATTTGATAGCACCTATACGTGTTTTGTATTTACCGTAAATCATGTTCAAAACATTATTGCCCCATACTTCGTCTAAGTATTTAAGCACTAAGGTATTGCAATCATTAGTACCCCAGGCAAATGGTGTATCTAGTTCCTTTTGTGCAAATGCTATGGTTTCTTGATCCTTCATAGTTGCGCTTTCATTTTGACGTTTTCACCTAATGGACTGGCTATTTTTAATTCTATAGTGGTAGTTTTCTTACCACCTCTAACCGCACTGGTAGCTTTAACTGGTAATTTCACATAAGTATAAGCACCGCCGCCTACTGCTGTAGATGTAGCGGTTGTGGCTACCGTAACAGTAAAACTGTTGGCATTTGGCACACTGGCTACAGTATGTGTTTTATTAAGATCTGAAGCAGGCACACCGCCCACATCAGTACAACCTATTATAGTAACGCTGTCTCCTACAGCTAACCCATGTGCAGTGTGGTGAAAGGTGACGGTTGTGCTTCCAGAAGTCGTTGCTACAAATGGGCTATTGGGTGACAAACCATCTATAGTAACTCCGTCACCTCCACCGTTATTCACGGTACTGGTTACTGAATCTGTTACTGTTATGTTTACTGCATCATTACTTTTTATTGATGCTACTGTTTTGGTTCCATTGATACTTGAAGCGGCTACGCCACCTACATCGGCTGAACCTGCAATAATTAATGTTTCGCCTACATTCAAACCATGATCCGCAATATTTACTGTTACGGTGTTTGCTACTGTTGTATCAGTTGATATAGGTGGTGCTGTTGTCTTCTCTTCTTTTACAACTTCTATTTTTGCCGTTTTTGCACCATTTTGATTATGCACTTCTTTAACTTCGTAAGCTCTATTAGTTAAATTTTGTTCTGTAATACCGCCTATATCACCAGTGTTTTCAAGTTTAATAAAATCACCTACTTTAGCCGTTTCAGTCGGATCTAACACTTCTACCAAATTTTCTTTATTAGTAGTAGTCTCTGTTTTTATACCTGCGGTAACAGCAGGTTTTTTATTGATTGTTAAACTTCTGCCGCCTGTAAAATTTTCAACAACTGTTACATCTTCATCTATATCAAAATAAAAAGCATTTGGATCTGCTACGGTTACTGTTTTTTCACCATTAATAGACGTTGCAGGCACTTCTGTTGTGCTTTCCGCACCATCTATATTAACCGTACCGCCTGTACTTAAACCATGCTCTGCTATATTGACGTATATCCTGTCTCCTAGATCTGGATCTATCAAAATAGGGTTGCCCCAAGGATTAGTAACCAATATAGATTCAGTGCCTATGTCACCTGTGTTTGTGTAAGAGGCACCAGTTAATTCACCAGTTAAGGATCCTGCGCCTTCTACTCTATTACCTGCGTTGAATTCTTGCCCCCACACTATGTCTTTGATTATTTGTGAAGCGTAAATAAAACCATTATCACCTGGATAATGTAATTGTTGATTTTCATGGTTAGTGTATCGTCCAGGAGTCTTTTCAAAATCTACAAACTGATTTGAAGCAACAACGGCTATTGTGGCTAAACCAGATTCAGCATCTTCTGTTATAACAGGTGAATCCAATCTGCCATCAAATATAGTGACTGGATCCGCTATAAGTGCATTTGATGTATTGATAAATGCTTTTCTAATAACTACACGCCTATCTACGTAATTTTCTGTTAAAAACAGATTAGTGTATTGCTGATCAACACCAGACAAGCTAAGTGTAATTCTAGATGCGGTAACTTCTGTACTTTCCTCTATGTTTGCAAAGTTTAAAAAGAAACCTAAGGCATCATAAGTATTACTGTTGTAAACAACATCTCTGTAATTGTCTGTTACGTAGTAAGTGGCACTGTCTAAGTACACCTCTATTAAATGCAGAGGATGAGACTGATCTTTTTTGATCTCAGTTTGGAAAGCAGTTGTACTTCCTCTGTTTGCCATCTATGTAACCTCTATAAGATCTATCTCATATTGATAGTAGGCTGTAGGATCTGTTGTATAACCTCTAACGTCACTGGCGAAAGCCACCTGAAAAGGCACAGAAGCAATGGTAAGAGTCTCATTATCCGCTACTGCGCTTTCTAATCTAGGAGAAAAATTAAGGGTAGCAACGCCAGATCCGTTACTGCTCATATCAGAGGTAACCATATAAACTTTTGTATGACCTGAAAATTTAAAGAAATCGCCAGATCTTAGGATGTTAGATGTACTAGCAGTTAAGCCATCTAATGAAGCTGTTTCTACACCTGCGGCTAATGCA